ACTTCAGCGTCTATATCTTTTTTTGTCTTAGGCATAGTATCTATATTCCCGTTCTATACGTGGCGATTCCTCTTCGTCCTGGTATGTTGATACCAGACCACCTTGTCGGTATCTTAACATTGCTTGTGTGGTGCTGTCTACATAGTCGTCATGCTGACCATGAGGAAATGCAGCGCATTCTTCGATAACTTCTTTTGCCCAATGCTCGTCTGGATACCATACCATTCCACTTTCAAAAATAGGGGCAACCGAGTTAGCCCTAGTAAATTTATCTCGTCCCTTAGCTGGAACATAATCAATCACCGGTATACCCATTTTTCTCATCTCTTGAATGAGTGGTTGTCCTGTGGCCTTAGCTTCAATAATAATACTTTCAGGCTCCCAATAACGATATAAGTCGTATGCTACATTCTTCAAATCAGGAAAGTCCCATCTGCCTTTTTGAGCATCTAGTAATATTAAATTATTATCATAACCCTCTTGTGGTTGAAATACTCCCCATACAGTAATCGCAGAATAGTCGGCTGTTTCTTTTTTAGAATACGCTGTATCCATACTCATAATCACATGTTGTAATTGCGGGATAAAATCTTTCTCCCACATCTTCCACCACTCACGTTTTAGTATAGCCCCTTCTTCCGCTACAGGGTTCTGCATATACTGAGCATTCCAATTGTGAGGAGAAATAGAAGCTTTGACTTTTTCTAATTCTTCTAGGTTCCAATATTCAGGCCATACCGGAGTACCTGTTTCTAAGATGGCAGGAAATTCTATTACTTTCCACTTATCGGCTTTCGGTTCTTTTTGAGCCTTGATGAGCCTTCCTGTTAAATCATCTTCTGCCCATCTAGTCATTACCACGCAAATAGTTCCTCCTGGTTGAAGACGTTGACGTGGACCTGAAGAATACCATTCATACGCTCGTTCCATTGCAGTGTCCGAATAGGAATCTTGTTCGGTGTGAGGATCATCAATAATCAATAAATCCGCACCACGACCCGTGATGGAACCTCCAACACCAGCTGCAAAATATTCTCCACCATGATTTGTTTCCCAACGTCCCTTTGCTTTGGAGTCCTCACGCAAACGAACATCTCCAAAAATTTGTTTATACTCTGAGGTTTCCATTAAATTACGAACCTTACTTCCGAACCTACTTGCAAGTTCTGCGTTATGCGAAACCTGCATTATTTTCATTTTGGGGTTCCTGCCTATCATCCATGCAGGAAACAAATAAGATGCAAATTCAGATTTAGTATGCCTAGGAGGCATATTCACAATGAGCCTTCGTAATTTTTTATCAGCTATTTTTGTAAACTCTTTTGCTATAATTTGATGGTGACCATAGTTGTCAGGGTCATCAGTCTGACGATAAATAAAATCTAGCCACATCTCCTTAACAAACATTAAGAAATCATCTTGGCATAACTTCACATACTCTAGTTGTTTTTTGAAAACTAGATCGCGTAATTCTTCATCAGTTAAATGTGTTAATTTTCCCATATCGTTTACAATATCACTGCGTGTATCAAACTTACACCCTAGCCCCGACCGGTGGTACCATATTTTAAAAATTCCCGCGTAAGTTGAATCTAACAAAAATCATTTTTGTAATTCCTATTGGACCCCTACGCACATGCAACATGATCCATGGTGCAGTGCACACGAACAAATAAGAACGAATCACGAACATGACTGATAACTATTCAATTATCGGAAAGACTATTGATAGTAATTAATTATCGTTATTGAGCAGTTGCAACATAGATTGCTCGACCTCGTGCCATGCTCCTCGGTTCGCGTGGGTTGCATCAGGGATCAATTCCCTTGGCTCCACAACCATGGCGCGAATTCTATAAAGTTTCAACTTGCTCTCCGAGAGGGCATTATTGCAGATCAACATCACACCACCATGTCGAACATATCCATTGATCCATGCAATCTGCCATTTAGAAAGTTTAGGATAACTGACGTAATCAGATTTTAATTCTAACCAAAAACTTACACCATTATGACAACCAAATAGATCAGGAATGCCATTGACAGTCCTACTTTCGATTCTTGTGAAATGTATATTTCTCAAGTATTTTTTGAGAGAGTGCCACAGTTTCGTTTCTCTTTTTTGATCCGACATATTTTTTTGATAAACCCTTTTTGATGACAGTCAGTATTTTGGGATTGTCTCGTAATATTTGACTGAGTTGATTTGAAATTACATTTACAACTCTTTCCTCTTTTTTATCTTCTTCAAGTTCTGCTCCATCATCTTTTAGTCCTCCATACCAAACACATGCATGAATAATTTCATGAATTAATGTGTTCGCAATGTCTGCATCAGAGATCGTACTTGCAATTGTAATTTTATTTTCTTGACTTGAGTATTCACCATAACATTCTTCCAAAAAAGTTGGATTAGATTCTGTTTCAAGTGAAACATCTGCGTAACTAATTTTTATCTTCTTCGGTAATAATTTTAACAGTTCCGACATTTGTTCCTATCTTCCCACTAGTTAACAATTTCCAAAATTCTTCTTCGCTAATTTTCTTCGATTGGATCGATCTCGATGATTTTTGCATTTTCGTGATCGATTTTTTTCGAAAGTTCCTCAAGTTTTTTCTCAAGTTCATCTCTACTCATTCCCTCCAAACCTGAAACGCGGACTTCTTTTTTATCAACGTAAAGTCCTGCAAGTTGTCCTGATCTGTACTCAGCATTAATTGCACTTGCCCACTGTTTATCTTCGGCTGCACTGTTGGCATAGTACTCTAATCTTTTATATCTTCGCAATTTATCTTTTTCATACATTGCAGCTTCCTCGGCCTTACGTTTATCTAAGTACATACAAACGTGTGGAGAAATTTTTCTATTTGTTAATCTTGATCCGATTGCACTTGCAGATTTATCAGTCATGGTTTTTCCCTCTTCACCATAAACTTCTTTTACAATTTCAGTTTTATTTCTTTTGCCCCAACCCTCAATCAATTTATCTACAAACAAAATTTGTTTGGGAGTTAAGTCATCAATAGTTAATTCATGTTTTGGTTTTGCACCCATCGCATCCTCAAGATTAATTTCTACTAATAAGATTATACAGAAAATTACAAAACCATGTAAGTCAGTGTAAAATCGGATCACCAAGAAAATGTATTTAGAGGTACACGAGGTACACTAGAGGTACACTAGAGGTACACTACAAAATTGATCTACTTACATTGGTATTATTGAATAATAGTCTCAGAGGTACAGAGGTACACCATTTGAAAAATATTTTTCATCATGTCTCTGATTCGTGTAGAATTTATATAGTAGGAATTCAGGTGTTCCCTGATCCGCGATCCATGTTCCCTGATCCATGCAAAATGCTCCATGTTCCATGCATCATGAAAAAATATCCAGGCACTGCTGAAAAAGTAAATAAATTCAATAACTTATAATAAACCTGGGCAAATTCGTCTTTATTTTAACAATAATTTCATGGGATATACCCAAGTACCTAAAGACAATTCTTCGATGCTCTACGTGTCTTAAAATCGGTTTTTTTTAATTTAAAAAAATTTGTTAATTTTCAATTACTTATTTTTTTACATCATTATTTTCTTTAAAAAAGCATTTGTTTGTGGGAGTATCCCATAATGTTAAAAATAAAAAAGGAGAGCAAAATGAAAACAAATACAGACGTAGACACAACAATTACTCAAGATCTTTTTGGGTATCTATCAGTTCCATGTTTAGATTGTCATGGCACAGGAGAAAATTTGAACAATGAAGATTCCTGTGAAGAGTGTGATGGAATTGGTGAAATCATAATTGCGAAAGGAGAATAAAAAATGAAAAGAATAAAAGTTGGTGATCTAAAAAAATTAATCAAAGATCTACCTGATGATGCTAATTTTGAAATTGATGTATCCAATCACAAAATTGGTAAACGATCTATGTCCTACGATATCAAATATAAAAATGAGATTGAAATGGGTACATGGATTTCAAAAAACAAAAAACCAATTTCTTGGATCAATATTATTGTCCAAGGTTTAGGAGAATAAAAAATGAAATCTAAAACTGACGAACAAATACTTTTAAAAGCCAAATTGTCTGAAGAGTTATTAGGACTTGCTTATGAATCTGATGACTATCAACAAGCAATAGATGGTTTATTAATTTCAGCCCTTAATCACGTTCCTATGAAAGTTTTAAAGGAGTGGAAACAAGATTATTTAAAAAACAAAAAG